ATCACAGCCAAACTCGATGGCAAGGCGGATGTGGTGCGACTCTTGCGACGACACCCGGAGAAAGTCGGCCGCACGATGGAATCTCTCGTAAAGCAGGAGGCTCGTGGGCTATCGGTGGAGCTCGCCCGCAATACCCGTCCGTTCGGGTTTGCTGACAAAGCCCGCAAGATCGGTGAGGATGCCGTGGCCAGAGACATCGCGGGTGTATTCGCGTTGCCTTCCGACGCCTACGAGGAACTGCGCAAGTCTGACCCGCAAGCAGCCGATCGATATTGGGCCAACATCCAGAATCGCCGGTTCAAACGCGCAGAAAACAATCTTCGCCAGTCGAGTAGTGGATGGAATGACCTTGCCGTTGGCCGTCTCGACCCGAACCTGCATCAGTGGGGGCAACTCGGTGCTGAGAAGCCGAAGCAAATCGTCACCAGTCCCAAGGCGCGCGAGACATACATCACGAAGATCCAGAAGCGTGTCGGTTTTGCCAAAGGCTCGTGGATCAATGCGGGCAAATCGATTGGCGGTCGCATCCGCGGGGCGGTGCAGTGGGCGACTCGTCACAAGCAGGCTCCCGGCGCTGCGGTGATCAAGACTGGCGACAAGGCTTCGGTTACGCTGGTGAACAAGCTCGACTACATCGATGACGTGACGACCTACAAGACCGTAAGCCTCGCATTGGAAGTTGCAGCGGGACGACTGAGAAAAGCACTTGCCACCTCGCTACGCAAAATCAATGACCGCGCAAATCGAGCACTGGGTCGTCGTGCCGGTTGACGCGCATGCCACGGCCAAGATGCTCAACTTGATCGAAGATCGCTTATCGTCATTGCTGGCTGAGTGGATGACCAGTCACCGTCCTGCGGAAATCCCCGAGTCCGTGCCATTCCATGTCGCACGCCGTGACGACATCCGCACGCGACCCTGCGTGGTTCTCAACCCCACGGAATCCAAGCCCATCCCAGGCATGCCGCACACAGCTCGCGTGAAGCTGGACGTCCACTTGTTTTCCCAGGTGGATGATACCTCCGCCGAGGATCATGCACTGTGGGCGGGCAAGTTGGTATTGCTCATGCGCGACAAGGCGACCATGCAACAGGATCTCGATTCCGAATCGTTTTGCCTTCATGACCTGATCGAGCGCGAGAGTGTGACCACACCCGACGAATCTCGTGGCCGGGAAACCGTGCTGAGCTACGAGGCCGTGGTCTCTGCCGTGTGATGCAGTTGACATCGCCACCGCAGCAAATGTCTGCGACTTTCATCGGCACTACTGGCAACTGGGGCATCCCGAACGATCAAGCGGGGATCCTCATCACCGACCTCTCCTTCGACTACTCCAATCAGGAAAAACCTGTGCTCAACAAGAGCGGGGAAATCATCGGCCTCTCGCTCTACCAGGAGAAAGTCGAAATCAAACTCTCGGGACTGGTGGCAAAGACCTCGTCGTTTAGTGGCAAGATCGGAGCCGCACTTGCTCTATCGAATGCCATCCCAGCACACCTGCAACAGACGGGCGGCATGACGGTTCTGATGCAAGTCAGCCGCAGTCTCAACAACGAGGACTTCGAGAAAATCGACATCACCGCAAGCCACTATCCATTCCTTGCCGCTGTTGGTGGTGCTTGATCCTAACGCCAACGAGATCCATCTATGAACGCCGTATCCCATCTTTCCTCCACCGCTACAAGCAACACCTGCCTTGCCGCTGCATTGACGGCAGTGGGCATCCAGCTTGCCGAGAAGCCATTCGTGCGCATAGTTGGCGACGGCATCCGTGGGGAACGCACAGTCTGGTTCTTCGAGCCTCAAAGCCACTGCGGCAAATTTGATACCAAGGCACTCATCGAGGCGTGGCACAACGATGCGTGGCATCTCGCCAACCCAGAGCATCCCTTCGCCTACATCAAGTGCGCATTGCTCAATCGCGCGCGACTGGTAGACAAGGTGAAACAGGACGTGCCACTCGCCTGTGTGAAACGCCGGGGCAAGATCGCCTTCATCCCCCTCGATGCCTCGCCCTCTGTGGAAGATTTTTACCTACGCCACCTCTAAACTATGAACGATACCGACCGCCAAAAACTACTCTCCTCCGCCTTTCATGATGTCGAAACCATCGTCGGCGGCCACGCCATGCGCCCACTATCGCTGGCCAGTTACGATGTGCTCCTCAGAACCGGCAACCCGCTGGTGAAAGGCGAAACGCCCACGGACGGCACACCGGAATTCACCTCGGCAATCATGGGCTTTGTGTTCACCCACTGCGCCCCGTGGCCAGAAGTAGTGCGTGCATCGTTTCACGACCAGGGATTCCGCGAATCCGCCCTGATCTTCTGTGGTGGACTCACCCCTGCGGATTTTCAAATCGCCTTCAAACGACTGGAAGAGCAAAGCCGTGAACTGGAAGCAGCTCAGGTTGAAACCATGGGAGAGATAGGCGGAAAAAAGCCCCTCCCTGCGACGAACCCGGCTTCCTAGCCGCACAGGTCTTTGCCGTCGCCGCTGAGACTGGTTGGACCGAGAATAGGATCATGTTCATGCCGCTCGCGAGGCTGACGCAGTATCAGCACTGCCTACTCCGGCGCAATGGCGTGCGGACAGAGTTGAGCAACCAAGGCAGAATGGGAACCGCGACGGATCAATGGAACGCAATTAAGCAGGCATGGACGTTACACAGCCAATTGCAACCCTGTGAAAATTGATACAACTTTACAGACACTCGTAAATTTTGTATCATCCAACGCGTGAACTTATCCTCCACACTCATCAATCGCCTGACCGCCATCAAGTCACTTCTGGATCTCGGAGATCTGGAGCTTGTTTCCGTCGCTACATCACGTCTTGCCGAGCATCAGCACGAGCCAGCGATCAAAGAAATCCAAGCTGCGCTGGCTGACCACCGCTATGCAGAGGCCGTGCGCATGATCGAAAAATTGCTGTCTGATGGCACACGATTGGCACAGTGGATTGATCCTGAAATTACTCTGCTCGAAGCAGAGTTCGAATTGCTATCCTCAGAGCTTGCCGATCTGGAAACCGAGCAGGCCGATTTAACACATCAACTCTCGCGTTATCAGGCAGCATTTCACGAGTCCCTCGGCGACCGACTGGCGCGCTTATTAAAGCTACGGATGCGCAAACTACTGCGTGAAAGCAAAATCAACCCCGAGAAGCAATCTACTTACGAACAAGCCAAGAAGGACTTCGAGGACTTTGAGCAGGAACAAGAAACCAGGCGGGAAAAAGATGCGCGCACTGAGTGGAATTTATCTGAGGAAGAACAAAAAGAACTCAAACAAATGTATCGTCGAGGCTCAAAACTTTGCCATCCGGATTTGGTAGCTGATGAGCATAAGGATGCAGCATCTCGGATGTTTATGGAGTTGCGCAAGGCCTATGAGGAAGGTGACTTGTTGCGCATTCGCCATTTGGTAGAGCGTTGCGAAGCTGGTCTTTTCGATTCTATTCAGGGCGATGGTGATCAATCAGAGCGCAAGAAACAGCGTTTGCGGGCCAAAATTGCAGGCATCAGAGAAGCTCTGGATCGTGTGAGACAAGACATCAAGACAATTCAAGAATCCAATACCTATCAAGTGATGATCCAACATCCTGACTGGCAGTCATTATTTGCCCAGCAAGCACAGCTATTGGATCAGGAAATCGAGCATTTGAGCCAAGAACTCGAAAAGGAGAACGAGGATGTCATCTGAAGAAAACAAGCTCATCATCAGCAATACTGGCGGAGTGATTCGCCGGATGGATCATCAGCTAGAGTTGATGAATCGTGTGTTGGGCGAAATCGCCGCGCGCAAAACAGAGATGACTACTGGTAATTCTTTGATCGGAATGCGCGCAGGAGAAGAGCGTGATTGGGAGATTGCACAAGGGGTGAAGATGACGTTCTGTTGGTGTCCTCCCGGGGAGTTTCTAATGGGGAGTCCGCAGACTGAGGAAGATCGATTCGATGATGAGGATCAAGTTCATGTCACTTTGACCAAAGGATTCTGGATGGCGAAAACGCAGGTCACTCAAAGACAATGGGTTGCACTTATGGGTGACAATCCAAGTTACTTTGCAGGCAAAAATTTACCAGTCGAAATGGTGAGCTGGGATGATGCGCAGGAATTTCTCGAAAAGCTGAACGCAAAAATAAGCAATACTGACGGTGGACGGATGGCGTTGCCTACGGAAGCACAATGGGAGTATGCCTGTCGGGCTGGTGAACTTGGCCCATACTCGGGTGGCACGATTGATGAAGTAGCATGGCATGGGAATAACAGCGAAGACAAAACGCATCCAGTTGGAATGAAGAAGCCGAATGTTTGGGGGCTGCATGACATGCATGGAAATGTTTGGGAGTGGTGCTGGGATTGGTTTGACTCTGAGTTACAAGGTGGCGTTGATCCGAGTGGGCCTGATTCGGGCACGTACCGGGTGCGCCGGGGCGGCAGCTGGTACTACTACGCGGGCTACTGCCGCGCCGCTCTCCGCTACAGCATCACCCCGTCTTACACGAGCTACGGCCACGGGTTCCGTGTGGCTCGCAGTTTAGTCCCCTAGCACAGCAGGAAGCGGAGCGAACGGAACGGAGTAGCCAAGCGAGGGACGAGCGCAGGCAACGCAGTGAAGGAAGTGAAGCGGAGAGCATTTCCCTCGAAGCGGGCCGGATTTTTTTGCAGGAGTTGACTCCACTCCCGGCGCATGAGCGCACTCACCGTCACCCTTGGAGCCGACATCACAGCCTTGCGTCGATCGATGGCAGGAGCCACGGCCATGGTCGCTACTTCTGCCAAGAAGATGGCTAGCCTCACCGCCGCAGGATTGAAAGTCGGACTTGGTGCGGCTCTCGCTGGTGGCGGCGTAGCACTGGCAGCTGGCATGAAGGCGGTTACTTCAGCTGCCGACTTCGAACAAACCAAAGTCGCTTTCACTACCCTAATCGGTGATGCTGCCAAAGCCGAGCAAACACTCGCGCAACTGCGTGAACTTGGGGCAAAGACCCCATTCGAGTTTCCTGAGCTCGCCGATGCCGGTCGTAAGCTGATCGCCTTTGGTGAGGGTTCCGACACGGTGGCTGCAACTCTCGCCCGCATTGGTGATGTATCGGCGGGTGTCCAGGCTCCAGTCAACGAAATCGCCGAACTCTATGGCAAGGCACGAGTGCAGGGACGGCTGTTCGCCGAGGACATCAACCAACTTACAGGGCGAGGCATTCCCATCATCGGGGAGCTTGCCAAGCAATTCGGTGTGTCGGACTCTGAGGTGAAGAAGCTCGTGGAGTCCGGAAAGGTCGGCTTCCCCAACATCGAGCGGGCCTTCATCGATATGACCTCGCAAGGCGGTAAGTTCACTGGCATGATGGAGGCGCAGAGCAAAACCACCAACGGACTGTTCTCCACCCTCAAAGACACCATCAACGAGGTATTCCTCACGCTCGGAACGCCAATCAACGATGCCATCCGTCCCCTGGTTGAACAGGCCATCGCACTCGCGCAGAAACTCGCCCCATTAGCCGCGCAGGCAGGAACCAAAATCCGCGATGCTGTGCAGTATGTGATTGCCATCTTCAAGAGCGGGCAATTCCTCAACCTCGTCGGTTCGGGACTACAACTCGGATTTGCCCAAGGCGTGAACTTCCTCTGGGCCACCCTGCGTGCCACCATCGCCGCTGCTGGTCAATACATCGTCGAGATCTTCAAGACGGCCATCACCTACTTCCAGGTGCTCACTACGGCCGACTTCTGGAAAGGCATGGGCAATGCTCTCATTGGCATCTTTCTCAGTGCCGTTGGGTTCCTCCAAAAAGGACTTGCCGAAGCCCTTGAAATCGCAAGACCTCTTGCGGAACTCTTTGGCAAAGGAGAATCGATCAACTCTGCCCAAGGAGCTCTCAGGGAATCCGCCGACGTCCTCGATGCCGAGGCCGCTGCCCGCTACAGCGATGCTGGTGACCAACTCGGACCACTCGCGACCAAGGTGGCACAGCGACTCAAGGAAGCAGGAGAAAACATCGTTGGACGCTTCGGTGAAACATTCCGCAACACGGCTGAGGTGATCGACACCAGCGCCATGCGTGAGCGCATGAATGAGGTGATGGGAACCATACGCAATGCCCTGCCCAAGCCCGAGGAAATCAAACAAGTCGCTCGTGCCACCACTCCAAACAAATCCAACGTCGCCAATCCGCTGGCCCAAGCAAGCACCACGTCCATGGATCCCATCGTCACCTCGCTCGGCAAGGTCGGTGGTGGTGGCTACTCGTCCGGAACACTCGATGCTCAGCGCGAGAACAACCGACTGACCAGCGAGACGAATCGGATTCTCCGTGCGATGAGCGAGCGTATCAAGCCAAGTGGTGCCGCATCCGTTACTGCCTTTGGTTGACGCCGTGCCCCGGCGTATATGCCGACACACGTTTCCATCCAACCAGGACGCCTCTATCCACAACCAGGCTACACCGTTCAGGTCGATAAAGAGGGCAAGTGGACAGCCACGCAAGTTTTCCTGTGCCATCGGAATTCTGCCGTGCAGCTCATGCCACGCCCCAACACCATTCACCCAGAAATCGGATTCATCTCTGTTGCTCAATCGACCGTGAACTTCACCGAGGGCGACCTTGCAGAAATCACCTGCCACTATGCGGGAGCTGAGCCAAAGGAAAACGAAAAGGAGAATGCCGTCTACACCATGGGACTCTCGCTCTCCGAGGAACCACTACTCAGTCACAAACGCTACAAGGATCTTCCTGCCAAGGAACTGGAGGCGCTCCAGTTGATCCAGTCTGGAAAGGACAAAGACGACCAAGGCAACAAGCTGCGAGACAAGGTCGAAAGCCAGCGAGGCAAGGAGGCTCTGAAAAAGTTCGAGCGCGGCCAGACCAGTTACTACAGCCCGCGTGTTTCATGGAAGCAAAGCTGGGTAAGAAACAAGGAGGTAAAGGCTACGGAGCTCAACAACATCGGCAAGATCGACGAACCACTCGGTCCCGTGCCGTCCTTGGCTTCTGGCCGCAACTGGTTGCTCAATGGCGTGACTCAGACGCAGGAAGGCAAAGCGTTTCGCATCGAAATGGAATGGCTCGCCAGTGACCGTGGCGGCTGGGACGCGGAAATTTACAACGATTGATTCTCATGCGTTTGCCACAACGAAAAAAACCAGGTGACCCCATCCTCGCTGCCGACTGGAATCTTCTACTGGAGGCAATCGCTGCACGCACACCGCGCCAAGGTGCTGGTCTGGAGCTGATCGCCTCCTCGGGAGGATTTGCCTACTCGCGCCCATCGCCCACATCGTCGCCCCATGCAGGGCTGCCACCATTCTCGGTGATCGGCATTGAAAAAAAGGAGGGCAGTTATCTGGTGACCATCAAGGAGGGCTGGGTGATTGAGCGCAAGCCAAAGAGTGAGTCAAAGCCCACCGTCAAGTTCCACATCCCAAAGGCTGGAGACAAGACACTCGACACGATCCCACGTCCGCAAATTGGCATGGCCATTGGTGACACGCTGTGGTGTCGCTTCACTACCGATTCCATGGGCGAAATTTCTGAAGAGCCAGAGATCTTTTCGTCCGCTGAAGACCAGGAAGGCGGCCACTACTATCCTGAAGATCCCGAGGGCTCGGGGAGTGATGGCAATTACGCCGTCAAGCTCTTC